AAGAAGGGCGTTAATTTAAAGGCACAACGCTTAATTATGAAAGACTTAGAAGACATTAGTGAAGAGTCAGTTAATACCTGGCTTGACGAAAATGCTGATTTGTTTGGATTAAAAATTGCGGAGCCTGCTAACCCTGAACAAGAACTTAATCGAGCAGCCTTAAGGCAGCAAGATGTTCTTACTCAGAACGCATTAACCCCTGAACGTACAGAGGACTTGGAAACAAAGATATCTAATGCACAATCTGCAGATGAAATTCTTGCCATCCTCCGTGCAAATCAATAATTAATCCATAGTAATTCTAATCACCTTGGAGGTGACAAATGCCTAATGCATACACAGGAGTAGGTTCTACCACACTTGGAGGAACCGCAGGTGGTGCAGGTCTTGTCCAGCAAGCGTATGACCGCTTATTGGAGTTTGCTCTCCGTTCTGAACCACTAATTCGTTCAGTCGCAGATAAAACACCTGCCCGTCAATCAATACCAGGCTCAACCGTTGTTCTACAACGTTACGTTGACTTGGCTCAAAGCACTGCTACTCTGGCAGAAACAACTGACCCAGATGCAGTAGCACTATCTACACCAACAACAGTTGCTATTACTCTTAATGAGTACGGTAACTCAGTGTTGGTAACACGTGCGTTGGAACTATTCAGCCTTGCTGATGTAGACCCAGCAATCGCAAATATTATCGCTTACAACCTAGCAGATTCAATTGATGCAGTAGCAATGGAGACATTGCGTGCTGGAACAAACGTAATCTATTCAGGTAACACAGCAACATCTACAGCAACAATCGCTGCAGCAGCAACAATTGACTCAGCAGACATCCGTAGGGCTGTCGCTAAGTTACGTTCTGCTAAGGCTGTTGCACGTAAGGGTGCGTTATACTGGGCTGGTATTCACCCAGAAGTATCACATGACCTACGTGCTGAGTCCTCTTCAGGACAAGGCTGGCTACTTCCTAACCAATACGGTTCATCACAGGACCGCATCTGGGCAGGAGAAATTGGTAACTACGAAGGTGCATTCTATATTGAGTCACCACGTCTTTACTCAGCCAAAGATGGTGCAGACCAAACTGCTCTTACTACTGCTGCTGCAGTTAGCGGAGTATCTGGAGCATTTACAATCGTGGCAGCAAATGGTGCTTTTGGTGGTCGTGCTGAGGTCGGAGATAAAATCTCTGGAACCAACGTGGGCACTGGAGCAAAGATTACTGCTATCTCAGTAGGTGCAACTAATACTACATTCACTGTTAGCGTTGCTAACTCAGGTACTGTTGGAACTAATACTCTAACTGTAACTCCTGTTACACGTAACTTCCGCACAATTATCTGCGGTTCACAGGCTATGGCACAAGCCGTTGCTGAGGAGCCACATGTAGTTATCGGACCAGTAGTTGACAAGTTAATGCGTCATCGCCCAATGGGTTGGTATGGCGTACTTGGCTTTGCTCGCTATCGTGAAGAAGCACTATATCGAATCGAATCAGGTTCATCAATCGCTGCTCTTTAGTAGCAATGAGGGGTAGGGCTTATACCCTGCCCCTCTCTTAATAAAGGACTTAAATGACTACATATGTTTTTGATACACCAATAGTTAGAGAAGGTCCAGCGGGTGGACACCGCTTGTTTTACTTTTATAAATTAAATCGTGGGATAACTATTATTCGTGATAACGGTACATATAAACAAGTACGTTACCTAGTAGATGAAGACTTACAGAATTACCAAGAAGTTTATCTTGGAGGACATCGTTATATAGTTGATGAAGATACTAAGGCAAGATTAATAGCAGGCAATGTTGGAGTTACAGAGGCTAATTTTACAGCACAGTAGGGGAGCAATATGGAGTGCGACCATAAAAGTAAAGTTCTTGATTGGGCATATGAATTAAAAGATGGTCAGATGAATCAGTATGTATCCTTATATGGATGTACTGAGTGTGATGCTACATCACCTAAACCATTTCCAAGTAAAGAAGAAGTTATTACAATAGACCATAGTAATTGTCATATAGACCCTTGCTTTGGATGCAAGGCTAAAGGATTACAGTTAAGCACAGGCGATGCCAATGGTAGAGCCGCTATGCCAAGGCGTAAGTGGGAGGGCGAACTAGAAGCCTATAGGAATGCTCGTAGACAGGGTATTCAACCAGCAGGAACTACTATGGAAAAGATAGTTGCTGCAGAGAAAGCATCAGAGAATTTGGGTAGGGCATATAATGCTGAGAAAGACCCAAATGCAAAACAAATAAATAAAAAAACCGCAAAGGTTATGACAGAAATAGGAGCATGATATGCCAATGGTAGACGGAAAGAAATTCCCATACACATCAAAGGGTAAGGCAATGGCTAAGAAAGCCGCTAAGAAAGTTGACAAGAAGATGGTCATGAAAAAGATGGCTATGAAAAAAATGGGTAAGAAGAAGTAATATGGCAAAACCACCTCAACTTAAATCAAACTCTAAGTTAAAAGGTCAAGATGCCCTTAAGGCATTTCAAAAACAAATATCTCCAAAGGGTGTTGCTGCAGCAGAGGCTGCTGCTAAGAAGGCACTTGAGGAAAAATATCCAGGAATGTTTATACCTGAAACACGGACAAAGGCTGGAGTAAAAAAGGTTGGAAAGAAATGAAAGCCAAAAAGGGAATGGGCTTCAAAGCAGCCCAGAAACAGATTGCGAAAAAGCAAGGAATCTCTATGGCAGGTGCTGGAGCAATCTTGGCTGCGGGTGCTAGGAAAGCCAGTAAGGCTGCAAAGAAAAAGAATCCAAACCTATTAAAGGTTAAAGGTAAGAAAAAATAATGGCATCATCTGGTAGTTACAAACGCCATGATGGTTTTAATCCAGTTCAAATTAAAGACGGCCTAGTGGTTCGTATGGGTAAAAACGGAATCATTAGGTCTGTTCTTGGAAAGTATGGGGAGTATGGCAAAGAGTCCAGCGTGGACACGAAAAGAGGGTAAGAACCCTAAAGGTGGTTTGAACGCCAAAGGTAGGGCATCTGCTAGAGCACAAGGTATGAATCTTAAAGCACCAGTTAAGGCTGGCGAGGCTAAGAGGTCGCCCAAGTCTGCTGCTAGACGTAAATCTTTTTGTGGTCGTATGTGCGGTATGAAGGCTAAGTTAACCTCTGCTAAGACAGCAAGAGACCCAAATTCTAGAATTAATAAATCACTTCGTGCTTGGGATTGTAGTTGCAGATGAAAAAGAAAACTAAATCTAAAGTTAATGAGGCTGGTAACTATACAAAGCCTGGTATGAGAGCAGCATTGTTTAAGAAGATTAAGGCTGGTTCTAAGGGCGGAGACCCAGGGGAATGGTCAGCACGTAAAGCACAACTACTTGCTGTGCAATATAAGAAGGCTGGCGGAGGATACAAGTAATGGCACTTGCTAAATCTCAGAAGTCTTTAAAGGATTGGACTGCACAGAAGTGGAAAACTTCTGATGGTAAACCATCTAAGGGCAAGAAAAGATATCTACCTGAGAAAGCGTGGGCTGCATTAAGTCCTGCCGAAAAGGCTGCAACCAATAAGGCTAAGGCTGCAGGTAATAAAAAGGGCAAACAATTTGTTAAGCAACCAAAACCAATAGCCAAAAAAACATCTAAGTACAGATAAGGTAAATTATAGTGTCTACTCTAAATAATATGGTTGATGAAGTTCTTATTAACCTTGCTGGCTATACGCTACAGCAGGATAAGTCCACACATCTTACTGCAACATTAGCCACTACAACATCTACCATTGCTAGCCCTACAGTTCTACAACTTGCAAGTACAGACCTTGGTAAGGGTACTATTGAAATTGGCGAAGAATTACTATGGGTTGATTCCTTTGACCGTATTGCTAATACGGCAACTATATCCCCGTATGGTCGTGGTTATCTAGGTACCACACCATCTACCGCTGCTGCTGGAAGCAGGGTTATTATTAGCCCAACCTTCCCACGCTACGTAGTAAAGCGTGCTATTAATGATACCGTTCGTGCATTAGGCTCATCTATCTTTGCAGTTAAGCAGACAACATTTACATATAATGCAGCAGTTAGTACCTATGAATTAGAGAATTTAAATATTAGAAATATATTAACAATGCACTGGGAAAGCATTGGTCCATCTAAAGAATGGATTCGTGTTAAGAGATTTGACTTTGATGCACTACCAGAGATTACTACTTGGGGTGCTACGTCACAAACAGTAACTATCGGAGATATCA